GGCAAGGTCATCAAAGAGGGGACCGGACCTTGGGTGACCCCCCATCGCGGAACTGGCGCAAAACCGGCAAAAAACGCGGATCAAAGCGTGAAGAATGTTTACTACATCCCTCTGGATAAGCCCATTTATATGCCCGCACGCCCATTCCTGCGCCCCGCCTACATGGAAGCGCGAACTGACGCGCAAAAGGCCGCGCAGGAAGAGTTCAACATTCAACTCGTGCAGTTGGTCAAATGAGCCTTGAATCCGACATCCACACGGTGCTGAAAACGGTCTGCGATCGGGTCTATCCCGACTTCGCACCCAACAACGTCACCAAGCCCTACATCACTTGGCAGCAGATCGGTGGGGTTGCGATCAAACCGCTTGGCAAAGGTGTACCTGACCGCCGCTCGGCGCTGATTCAGGTCAACGTGTGGGCAACTTCTCGCGTCGAAGCCAATGACATGGCGCTCGACGTTGACAGCGTCATGCGGCAGGCAACTGCATTCGATGCCATGCCGCAAGGCGAGTTTGTTTCAATGGTTGATGAGGAAAACGAGCTTCGAGGCACGATGCAGGATTTTGTGCTAAAGGGCTATCGCTAACGCAGTTGCACACCTGCTTGCAGGTCGTTAAAATCTGAAATGGCGGGGTGGTCCGCGCCCCCTTTTTTGGCATATTCCAAGGCGGGTTGCCTTGAGAGGAGTTTCAAATGGCGTATTTCTTCCCCGAAGGCTCGAAGTTCTACTTCAGCAGCACGTTCGCTTCCGCGAAAACCGTTTCCGCTGTCACCAACGCCAACCCGGCGCTTGCGACCAGCACCTCCCACGGCTATGTCGATGGTGACGAGGTTCTGTTCACGAGCGGTTGGGAAGACGCCACCGACACGGTCTATCAGGTCGATCAGCAGTCGGCTGACACCTTCCAACTGCTCGGCCTGAACACGACCGACACCAACTTCTACGCGGCTGGCGGCGGCACGGGCACCGCTGAACTGATCAGCGCGTGGACCGAGATCCCGCAGGTTCTGACGATCGCGACTTCGGGTGGTGACGCTCGCTTCACCACGATCAGCCCGGTCGCTCGCCGCAACGCGATCAACGTGCCGACCGGCTTCAACCCGACCTCGATCACGCTGACCCTGGGTCACGATCCGTCGAACGCGAACTACGAAGAGATGCTGAACATCTCGCGCACGCTGTCGAAGGTCGCGTTCAAGATGGTTCTGTCGGGCGGTGCCGTGACCTACGGTTACGGCTACATGAGCGTCAGCGAAGCCCCGTCGCTGAACGTCAACCAAGCGAACCAAGTCACGGCGGCGCTCACGCTGCTTGGCCGTTCGATCAGCTACTCGGGCTGACGTAGTCTGTGGTAATGTAACCCCCGCTCCTATGCGGGGGTTATTCATTTCTACCTGAGGAAAACGCATCATGGCAAAGATCAAACTCGGCGCACGGCCCAAGAACTTCAAAGCGAAGATCACTTTCCCTGTCCTGGAAGGCGGCGAATCGTTCATCGAGGTCAGCTACATCTACCGCACCCGTACGGAATTCGGTGCGTTCCTCGATGAAGTGCTGAAAGATGCCGGTGTGGAAGCGGAGAGTGCATCGAGCGATGACAAGGCGTCGATCGCAGCGGCGCTCGTCAAGACCCGCGACACCAATGCCGACTACATCATGCGGATCGCTGATGGTTGGGATCTCGACATCGAATTCAACCATGACAACGTCGCGCAGCTTTGCGATGAGTACCCTGCGGCAGCGATGGCGATTATGAACAACTACCGGGCGGCAATGACGGAGGGTCGCCTGGGAAACTGAGGAAGGCGGCAAGCTCCTTCTACGCATTCTCTGACGAGCCGCCTAAGGGCGGCTTTGATTTATCCTTCCTTGCCGCCGCACAAGTAGTCGAGGTTTGGCCTGAGAACTGGCCGTCCTTCGAGTTGTTTTCAATGGTCGGTACGCAATGGCGCATCGGCATGAATGGCCCGACCGGGTTGGACTACAACGTCTTGTTCAGATTGATGGATGAGGCGAAAATGTCACCTGAGGATTGGCGATCGACTTTCGATGATGTCCGCGTCATGGAGAGCGCCGCTTTGGAATCAATGCGGGTGAACAAGGCGTAAAAGCATGGCCGACGAACTTAAAAGCCAGATCAATGTAACCGCAGACGTTTCGGATGCGGTAAAGGGCTTTAACGAAGTCGGCGAAGCTGCGAAGCGTTCGTCTGAGCAGATCCGCACGGCGGGCGAAGAAGCCGCTCGCGGAACTGACAAACTGAATGAGGGTATTGAGCGGCAAAGCGCCGCCCTGACTCGCAACGAGAAGACCCTCGCCAATCAGATCAACCGGCGCATTCAGGATCTTCAGCGCGAAAACGCGCAGCTTCAGACCAACAGCAAGACCAGCAACGAATACTTCGAGGCGCTCTCCAAGCAGCGCGGGGTCGATCCTGGTCGCCTGACCTCCTATCTTTCTGCGCTGCAAAAGGAGAATGACCTCCTCAAGGCAAACTCCGCAGTCATCGAGGAACAGGCGGCGCAGCAGCGTCTACTTAATCAGGCTCGTCAGCAAGCCGAAACGCTGAACCGCTCCCGCGAATCGTTCATCGAGCAGCTTCGCAAAGAGTCCGAAGCGATCGGCAAGACTCGCACGGAACTGCTTGCGCTCAAGGCAGCGGAACTTGGTGTTAGCGAGCAGGCTGCGCCGTTCCTCGCCCAACTCAAGGCCACCGAGCGGCAATTCGACGCCACGGGTCGATCGGTGCGAGCCACGACGGCATTGCTGCGTCAGGTTCCGCAGCAGTTCACCGACATCGTCGTTTCTCTCGCCTCGGGGCAACAACCGCTGACCGTGTTCTTGCAACAGGGTGGTCAGTTGAAGGACATGTTTGGCTCGGCGGGCGAGGCCGCGAAGGCGCTCGGCGGGTACATTCTCGGGCTGATCAATCCGTTCACGATCCTGGCCGCGACAATCGGCGGGCTTGCGCTTGCCTACTACAAGGGATCGAAAGAAGCCGAAGCGTTCAATAAGGCGATCATCCTCTCCGGTGGAACGCTTGGGGTCACGACCTCGACGCTTGTCACGATGACGGGCGAGTTGTCGAAGGTGGGTGTGACGCAGGCTAAAGCGGCTGAGTCGCTTCTGACGTTTGTGAATACCGCCAAGATCGGAAGTGCGAACCTTCAAGAATTCACTCGCATTGCGATCGAGTTTGAACGAGCAGGCGGCGGGGCGGCAGAGGAGGTGGCAAAGCAGTTCGCAAAGCTCGCCGACGAGCCGCTGAAGGCTTCGATGGCGTTGAATGAAGCGTTCGGGTTCTTGTCCTTCTCCCAAGCGGAGCAGATCCGACTGCTTGAAGAGCAAGGGCGCAAGACCGACGCTGCCACCGTTGCGCAAAAGGCCTATGCAGATGCGCTGAAGAACGCTACTCCGCAACTTGTTGCGAACATCGGCTACATCGAGCGAGCGTGGAACGCCGTTGCGGGGGCGACGAAGAACGCTGTCGATACGCTGCTGAACATCGGCAGGAACGATCTTGCTAACCAGCTTCAAAGCGCCAGGTCACTACTCGCGGACCTTACCTCTGGTAGCGGGGAGTTGAGTGCATCTCGGCAGCGGCAGGTTGAGCAACTTCGGGCGCAAATCGCGGGATGGGAGGCGATCATCGCCTTCCAACAGCGTGATGCCGAGATCAAAGCAGAAACGGCTCGCTCGGAACGCGAACGCACTGCTTTGCGCCAACAGTTCTTCAAGGACGAGTTGCAGTATCTCGACAACGCAGCGAAGAAGCAGCGTGAGATCAAGGCAGTCGAGGACGCTCGCGCAAAGGGTGCGATCAACGATCAAGAAGCCGCCGCCCGCATCGCTCAGATTACCGAAAAGTACAAGGACCGCAAGAAGGCTATCGATGAGGTCGCCAAAGCTCAACAGGCTTACAACTCGGTGCTTGCAAAGGATGCCGGGTATCAGACCGACTTCATCGCTAAGTGGAATCAGATCAACCTGCTATTGAAAGCGGGCAAGATTTCGATGGACGAGATGCTCGGAGCGCAGAAGGCGCTGATCGAGCAGCAACCCTTTTACATCAACAATCTCAAAGAAGAGGAGAAGTGGGAGAAGGCGCAACTGAAGGGTCGCGAGGAGCGCAACAAGCAGGCTGAGAAAACGATCGATCTGATCGACGCTGAAATCAAGAAGGTCCGCGATAAGCGGATCGCGGTCGAGCTTGAGACGCAAGGTCTCGGTCTGACGGGCGAAGCGTTAGCCGAAGTGACCAAGGCTCGTTACGACTATCAGATCGCCCAGGTCGAATCGCAGATCGCGCTTTACGCTGAATTGCCGTTGATGACGCAGTACATCGACAAGTTGCGTGAACAGCGCGAGGAGTTGATCAAACTGCGTGACGCGTCTGCTGCTCGCGATGTGAAGAAGGCATCGGTCAAGGAAGCGCAAGACGCCGAGCGTGAGTGGAAGCGTACGGCAGACAACATTGAGAAGAGTCTGACTGACGCGCTGATGCGCGGCTTCGAGTCGGGCAAAGGGTTCGCTCGCACCCTGCGCGACACGATCGTCAACATGTTCAAGACGCTCGTGGTGCGCCCGATCATCCAGGCGGTCGTGTCTCCGATCGCGCAAGGGTTGACCGGAACGCTCGGACTCACAGGGACGGCGAATGCGGGGACGAGCGCCCTGAATACCGCATCCAATCTGTCAAGCCTTTGGAATGCCTATAACGGCGGTACAGCGGCATTGGCGACGAGCTTTGCAACGTCGTCGTTCGGCACGGCCCTCGGGTTGTCGGCACCTACCGCTGCCGTATTCGGGGCCGAAGCGGGTATCGCAAGCGGAGTGGCAGCTTCAGGTACGGCATTGACGAGCCTTGGCTCGACACTTGTCACTGTAGCCCCGTACTTGGCGGCAGCAGCGGCTGCGCTTATGGTCATCTCGTCCCTGCTTTCTGAAGGGGGCGGTCCGAAAACTGGAGGGAGCGGGTTCGC